TTATTTGTGACCGCAACTTGTCAGCCATGCCTGTAACAGGCATACCATCATCGTCTGTTATGTTTGCGTAAAATGCAAATGTCTCACCGCGCTTTAGAGTTTTAAAAGTTTGCATCATATCACCTTCCCCAGTATCACAATGGTGGTTTTTAATGTGATGCCATTTTCCAATGTATACCATCCTTTCATATGCATAATATAAGGACAGGCATAGCCTGTCCTTAATTTACGCAATAAAATTTATATCACGGGCTCCTAATGATCACTCTTCCTCTACATATTCCTCTCCCGTAATTTCTTCATACTGTTCTGCTGTAATTTTACCCATTTTTACAGCATCCTTTACTCGGTTAATATCCCAGAATCCCATTTCATAATACATCTTAATTCTCTCAAACCAATCCATTATAGCACCCCCGTTACTACGCCGATATAATCAATATTTGATTGCAGCAATATAATATATTCATCCTTGTCATACTGAATCATGTCATATTCATAGCCAATGAATTCATTTTCTTCACCAACATTTTCACTGACTTCAGTAATGTTTTTGTGAATCCATACACTGAATTCATCAATAACCATGGGCTTTGGGCTTACTGTGCTTCTTACCCTTCCATAATCCTTCATTTTAATCCACCTTTCTTTTAACATATTTCTTTATAGAAATATTGATTACTGTGGTACATACAGCAGCCGACCGCCGACATCCCGACCACGATAAGAAGACGCATAATCCACACCCCAATTGAAAGCACCAGCAACCGAACTACCATTCCAACAGCTACCCAATCGAGCGACCAAGAGCCCGTTGTAATTGTAGTTTTGCCAGAAGTAATCGCCAACAGGTAAACTTGAATTTCCAACTGTTTCTGAAGGTAAGAATAAGAAATCACAATCTTCACTGTATCCAAAGGCTGATACATAACCATTTGCTTTTGCAAGTGTGAAACCACAATTTTTATAAGGTGAGGTTTTAATATCATCAGCAAAGCCACTATCAGCCCAATAAGCTTGATGGATTCCTTTTGCTTCAATATTAAGTCCATCCATCCACTTCCAAATGTTACCCCAAGGATTTTCTTCACCACGATATGAAACTGAAGTCAATCCGTTTGTTCCGGCTGCTATTCCTGAAGCATTACCTAAATTTGTGGTTGCACCTGTTAATTCACTCATATTAGTTGAACCATCGTCAGTTTTATTTACAATACCCAAGCCAATCTTATCTTGTATATTAAAGGATGCATATTCAATAATAAAAAGCATTTGGGTTACTGATGCAGATAGAACATCTGACAACTGCCATCCAACCCCTCTATTATTGGCAAGCTTTCTTGTATTTGCCCTTGTAAGATTTTGAGTTAATCCGCTTGCTGGTTTAGCATTTGCTATTGAAGAAAGCTTATCCGCATTAAAATCAGCAATTTGTTCATCAGCTAATAAATATGCACTTTCCGATACATCATAAATGCTGCCTTCATATGCAGATAAATAAATCTTATCAACTTCAACCCCATTTCTAACAAAAGCAGGGTGAACTTTAAATCCAGGTTTTGGTTTATCAGAAACATAATATCTTGCTTTTCTCATGTGGTAACCTTTGCTTTTACCACCAGCAACAGTTTTTGTAACTGTTGCAGTAACACCAGTTGAACCACCATTAAATGTTCCGGTTGTTTTTGCACCTGTTTCATTGCAAGTAAATATTACACTGTCACCGCTTCCGCTTGTTGTCCAGCCACTAAAAGTTGCATTTCTTATTTTAGATGCAACAGTATTTATATCATCCCCGGCTGTAACAGCAACAGTAAAACTAACACCATTAAGGATTATTGTTAAATCGCCGCTGGTGCTGCATCCTGCTGTTATTTTAAAGGTATTTACTTCAGCATAATCAGCAATAGGCTCAATTTCTAAAGGAACAACCTTATAATAAAACTTTGGTTGTTCAACCATAACCTGACCGTTTGAGCCATCCTCTTTGTACCCCGCATCACCATAATAAGCATTAACTGTTCCATCATCAGCAAGGTTACATCTTCTTCTTCCACCAAAAGCTTTAATGCTGTCAAAATCAGCACCAGGTGTTTTCCCAACCGCACCCGCAAGCCTTGTAAATTTATTATTTACAAAATCAGCTTCAACACCATAGATGTCATTTTCCGTGTATCCAACATAACCTTTTAAGTCCGCATACTCCGCCAAATGCGTCCTAAGGGCCTGATCTAAGTCATCGAACAGGCTTTTTGCCTTTGAGTAACTGATCGGATCAAAAGACATTATAATTCCCTCCAAGTCGTGCCATCATGCAGGAACACTTGTTTTGTGTCCCAGAGATACAGGGAGTCCCCTTCTTTCCCTTCAGGGAAGGGATCAGTTGATTTCCGCACAAAACTGCCCGTTAGTTCAACAGGAACGCTCCCGTCCTCATTAACCTTCAGCTTATTATCGGTAGCAACTGCATCATGGATTGTTGTTGCTATACTGCCCGTTAGTTCAACAGGAACGCTCCCGTCCTCATTAACCTTCAGCTTATTATCGGTAGCAACTGCATCATGGATTGTAACATCTGTTGCTGTTACTGAGTCTATTTGCAAGCCTGTTTCAACCTTCAATTTTTTTGCATCTCGGTTAAAAACCGCATTTAAAATGTCGGAAATTCCAAATATGTTGCCCATTATTTCACCTCCGGCTTAACCTCCGCCTGTTTGCCGCGCTCTTCCAGCTTGACCTCGATGAAATCAATCCCATTGGCCTTGTGTTTCCGCAGAAAGTCAATGGTTTTCTTGTCCTCAGTTACATATTCCCCATTCTCAAATACAATCTTTTCTCCCCGATTTAGTATTGGAATACCATTTTTAACCTCCATATATGTCGGTTTTACTAGCACCTGATAGTTGTTGTACTTTGAAATGAACTTAGCCATTTTTCTCCCTCCTAAAAGTAAAGTAAAGCCTGGGGCTGTTACGCCCCAGGCATATGGTTTTAGTTAAGCTACGCCTTTAATGATGGCGTGGGTCTTCGGCAGTCTGACCTCTACCCCTAACTCAGTGATATACTCATCCTTTACGGCATCCTCATCCGGATCTTGGCGTCCGGTCAACAGCTTAGTATCCCTGCCTTTCAGCGGACAGTAGGCGACATTGTTCATGTCCAGGATGACGCCCATACCCCCATAGACAGGACCCTCAAAGAGTTTGTGTTTCACAATGTATAATGTGCCGTGTGAAGAGACATATTCTTTGATCTTAACACCATATGTCCTCTCCCCAGGCACAGTCTTCAGTTTGTACTGCGCCCACAAGTCAATGATAGTGCACAGGCGTCCACAGGCAAATAGGATCTTCTCACTGGAACCGTACCTGAACACATCTTCCAGCCATTCTGTAAATGCCTGTTCAGTCAGACCGTCGCTGATTGTAGAGGCATCTAACACGTTTTCGGTTAAAAACTCAAAGATGCCGCCGGTGGTTCTCCGGGGTTTGCCGTTATGGATATCCTTGCCTTTCTTGCCCAGCCACATGGTACGCTCCATGTCAATAGCGTGGTTTATACCGTCCAAATGGCGATAGTACGCCATCGCCTTCGGACCGTAGGTAGAGGTGGCAGCAAGAGTATTGGTGACGCCAACAGGAGTACGCAAAATCTGAGTATAATTAGTCTTTTTTACAGGCTCGGTTGTCTTAATTTCACGCAGCTTTGCGCCCTCTTCATTGGCATTGCCTAGAATAACTAACGGATCATTATCTACCAATGGAGCAGTAGTAGAACCTCCCCATCCACGAATAACAGTTATGGTATTCCCTGTATTATCAACAGCGGTAACCAGCACAACTTCAGTTGTGCTTGGGACCTGCACAATATCTCCAACCCGAAAATAGCCAGCATGGTCAACTGCCCATCCGGTTGCGCTGGCATTATAACCAGTACTTTTGTTAATAGCGTCCCAGCGGTTACCGGGGTCCTGTTCCATCCAGCTAAACTCCGGGTTAGTTACAACCCTTGTTCTCTTCATCTTCTTTGTCAAAGTGATCAGCGGGCTGGCATTCGGCTCAAGCTCCGCAATCTTCTCCGACATGTCTATTCTTAGCCTGTGTTCTGCAATTGTATTGGTTCCTACAGCCATTTTTTATCACTCCTTTTAAATGAATTACCCGAACAGCCCATGCCGCCGGAAAGACATCATCTCATTGATAACCTGTTCCTCCGGTGTCGGCGCAGGGTTCGGGTTGATTGCTCCTGCTTTTTGGAGCCCTGCCTTTTTTTTGTTCTGCACTTGCTGCGCCCCTTGCTGGAGCCCTTTCTGGAAAGCCTGTTGCCCTAACTTCTCTGCCGCCCCGGCCCTCACAGCGCGGTAGAGAGTATCTAATATGCCGAAATCGCCGTCTTTAATCTCACCTTTACTCCGCCTTACACCCTGGTCTGCAATGACATCAAGTAGTTCAGGATGTTCCTCTAGGTATGCATCTAAATCATCCGCTAACTCCTCAATGTCAGGATAAAGCGGCTGCCCTTTCGCATCTGTAGCCTGAATCATTGTGATAAGCTCGTTTTCTATGACATCCATCTTCTGCTGTTCTGCATTTTGTTCTTGTAGATACGAATATAAAGGGCTAACATACTGCTCCAACATGTTAGCTATCAGGTTATAGACTGCACGTCCTGGTGCTTGTGAGAATTCCTGCAGAAATTGGTCGTCAAACTGCTGCCACTGCTCTTCAGTCCATTCCTCTCCTTCTTGCTGCTCATCCTGTTGCTGCGGCTGTTGTAGCTGTTGCTCCAACTCCTGAATCCTTGCTTGCATCTGCTGCAACTGCTGTAATAGCAGTGCTTCCTGCGCACCCTGCTGCTGTTCTTGCTGTTCCCCTTGCTGTTCATTCTGCTGCTCTACCTGCTGCTGTTCTAGCTGTTCTACCTGGTCCTGTTCCTGCTGCTCTTCTTCCTGCGGTTCCTCCTGCTCCCCCTCCTTCTTTCCATCATCAGTACCGGCAGTCAAAACATCATCAGTCAATTCGTCAGGGTTTACACCCAAACCGTCAAACATCCCCACGATAAAACCTCCTTAATATGCGACAAACAGGCTTTTCCGCCTGTTTGCCAGTCTTTTTATTCTTGTTTTTCCCTTGCTTTTCGCCCCTGCTCTATCCGGTGCCTAACTTCGTTAATCAGTTTGGAATATGCCTCTAATTCTCCCTGCAGTTTCGTCACTTCTGCCACCCGGGTAAAATTTCGGGACTTTAAAGCGTTTACTATAGTCTTTTCCCTCTGTTTTATCCACTCTTCAATGTGCCGCCAGCCTTCGGAAAGAGTCATTTCCTCAAGCGCAGCACCTAATTTTACTTCATCCAATACCACCACCCCCTAACTGCTGCGCTACAGCCTCAAAGCCAATAGGTTCAGGTTGTCTCTGTATAGCCTGTTCTTCGGGTAGCTGCTCATTGGCTCCCTGCTGTCCTGTAACCTGCTGCACTAACTCTGCCTGCTCCTGCTCAATTTCATTTTCAGACTTCAGCAGTTTTTCAGTGTCCTTGATGCCGTATGCCTCGAACACTCTCTTCTTCAGTTCGTACTGGCGTACTCCGGGGTCCTGTTTCATGAGTGAATACAGAGCAGTGATGTCTTCTCTGTATGAGAGTTTTGACAGTGTAGCCTCAACATTCGATCCGGCAGGTACATACTCATACCTTCCGGTAAGATTCTCCGGCCTCAAGGTATTAAAGTTATAATTCCCCTCTTCATCCTTTGAGCGTATTTTCCGCTCATCATCAATAAACTGTTGGTTCAACTGGTCATAGAAAAAGCCTAACCACTTAAGCCCGCAAGATTCAAATAGCTTTGCCTTCACGTCAAACCTGATAGATATAGAACGCTCCCTTATAGCGTGTTCGGTAGCTGTCTTGCCACCTTCGGCAACTGCTCCCCTTGTTTCCGCATAGGTGGCTGTGGATTCTTGGATGTCCTCTTTGATGATCGCTTCTTCCTGATATGTCTCAACAGGAGGCGGTGTAAGTTTTACCTCTTCCAACCCTTCAAGAGAATCCAACCAAATAATACCGCCGGGTCTCGGCACCAGGTCTTTGGGATCAAGCCCGCTGTCCTTCAGAGCTTTCCACATGCCGTAAATCGAAAGATTGTTGGCGTCTATGCGCTGGTTCCTGGTGGTGTTTAACTCTTCCTGCAGGTGCTCCATTACCTCAACAACAGACAAGCCGTAAAGCTCCCCATTTAGCGGGTCAATCTTTGCCAATCCAAAAGGCTTTTTCCCGTGCCAGAACGGGTTCTCTTCATCCCGGATAACCCGCACCTGGTTTATGAGTGTAGAAACGTGGTCATCTTCCCACATCTCCAACAGCTCATGCCTGAGGCTGCCCACATCTCCGCCAGCACCGGCAGTCTCCCATGATGCGCCGATGGCTGCCATCCGGTCCTGCTTGCCCTCATTGATCCGGTCAGCCCCTTCTTTAATCTGCTCCCAGTCGTCACCCTGCAGTTTGTATATCCCCAGGTCAACCCGCTTTTCTAGTTCCTCCTGTGAAATATACTTGCGCCGTATAACCCAGTCGCAATCCTCTATAGATGTCCCTTCAGGGTCGGGGAAAAGGTCATAAATAGAGAACGGCTGCCAGTCGGGATCATCCCATATAACAACCTCAACATCCTGAATATCGTATCCTATGAACACGCCTTTCCTTGTCACTGGCACCCTCTGTTTTACGGTTCTGGTCTCATACCGCCAGCCGGTTTCAAAAGGGCATGTCCCGTAGATCAACATGTCAGTGATCAGTTCATAAAACTTCAGCATACTGTCAGCATCAGTTCTGGTAAGCTGGAAGTCAACAAGGGCCTCCATGTTCTGTGCGTTCTCTACATCGTCTTCGTCTTTCGGCACGAATGAAATCCAGGGGCGATGCGCAAGCACGGCAGCAAGCAGTTTGGAGCGGATCGTATCAATCGTGCTGTAAGTATAAGGGATATGCAGATTCGACCTGTCCTTTTCAAAGTCCGGCAGTTCCGGCACTACTCCCCGGTACAGTTTGTACCAGCGCAGCCACTTTGCATCCCAGGGTGCCCGCCAATTTTTGGACCAATGAAACCGTGACAGTATAAGGTTTTTCTGCTTCTCTCTCCTGTCCTCTTTGCTCACCGCTTCACCCCCTTTTTTCTCCGTTTCTTCCTGACCAATCTAGCAAACAGAGGCAACTTCATCCCCCTGCTTTTCCGGTTCCATTCGTCAACATCCACGCCCTGTGCCTCTAACATCGCTCTATTCGCATTAAAAAAGCGCCTCTGCGCTTCGGATTTGTAAGGCATATAAACACCACTTTCAATATCCTGTATAACTGCTCAACCTGCTCCTGGGAACACTCCTAGGCAGGTCTTCCGGCATGTTGGCTGCCGGTAGTTTCCTCTGCCGCGCAACCTCGAAGTACACATTCGCATGAGCAAAGTGATCCGGCCCTGCGTTCTCCCATGTCCGAATGACATTCCCCATCTTGTCTTTCTTTACCAGGTTCTTGTCTACGCCATCCTCACCAATGATATACAATGTTTCCCAATGGTCACAAAGGCAGTCCTCTATCACTCCAGCCTTCTGCTTCCCTACAAGCTGCGGGTCATTCGGTTTCAGGAAAACCGACACTTCCGACTTTTCGTAGGTTTCAATCAGCGCATCAATAGCGCGGGTTCGATGAATCCTGACTATGCCGGATTTTTCGCCCCTTTCGATGAATTCGACAGCCTCTTTCCGCTTGTCGTCGTAGTCATAGATGGCACGATACGCCCGGCCCGGATGACGCTTCACAAACCGCGCTGCTTCTTCGGTATCCGGCGCATTGTCAACGATACAAAGACTGACCCCCTGCTGCCTAAAGTATTTTTCAAGTGAATCCCAATCCGGCAGGGTAAAAACCTTCGTAATCCCCCACTCATTCCCCTGAACACAGTGGAGAACCTTCCCCACATCAACGCCAAGCAGGTTGAAACGAGGTTTCTTCTTCATGTCCAGCGTGCAGTTCTGCAGGATGATGGTCCGGCTCACGCTGTTGGCCCCACCTATCACCGGCAAACCTAAAACGAAGTTGTAAAAATACTCCTGGCTTTTCGTCTGTTCCTGCTCGAGGATCTCTGCTGCAGTAATCCAAGGCGCGATAAGCTGGGATATGTGATACCCGGACCACTCCCGGCCAGGATACTCTGCTACCCATTCGCCCTTCATCCTGGCCTCATCATCCAGCACTCCCCGACACTTCCGGCAGATGAAGGCTTTCTTTTCCCGGCATACGTTCACGAAATAATTCAAATCCTGCCATTCCCCACAGTGCGGGCACTTCACATGCCAGCGTTTTTTGTCTGACATTTGCCAATAAACGTCTATGCCGACATTGGGCCTGCTGGGGTTTGAAAAAAACCACTCACCCTTAAACTGG